GTCTTCATCTACAATAATATTTCGTAAACTAACTTCGTGTTCTTGTTGTAACTGTCTAACTGCGTCCACAACCTCATTTACAGAGCTTTTAAGCAACGTTCTAATATTTTTAAGGTATAGCCCTTGCCAAAGCATTATAACTGTTTTATCGCTTCCAAAACGTGCAACATCACAACTGATATACTTTTCACCATCAATGCCTTTAATATCAAACATATTTAGTATAGCATCATATTCTATTAAATTATCTTTTGTTGCATCATATTCCCAATTACCAAATAATAATCTTTGTTTGCTTAATTCATCAAGTGTTTGTAATTGTGTTTTGTAATACTTTGATATGTACTCATTATCATCAACTAAACTTTGTATGAACTTTCTGTGCGGTTTTTGTTTACCTTCTTTTGCTGGTCTGTAGTATTGCGTGTATACCCAATTCTTTGCTGGGTTACAAGTCATTAAAAGTTTTGGAATAATATTGTATTCATCTAACTTATAACGCATTCTTGATGCTACTATGTTTTTTGCTTTTTCTGTTATTTGATTCGCTTCATCTATGAACGCTCCTGTTATTTCTAATGAACCTAAGTTGTCAAAGTTCCTGTCGCTTGGGTATAAGAATAAATCTTTTAAAATGATTTCAGACCTGTTGTAAAAAGTAACTACATTAGAACCGCCATTAAAATTATAATGCTTACCTGCCTTTAGGTTCCACGTTTCGCAAACTTCTAAGAAAGTATTGAAAGTTGTTTTTTTTAGGCTATCTAATTTAGACCTTCCCATTAAGTATCTAGTCTTTGGATATTTTAAACACATAAGTATCAACCAACTACAACCCACCCAAGACTTTCCTCCACCTGCGGCACCACCAAACAAAACTTCTGTAGTAGTTTTATCAAACAGGTATTCAATTGCCTTTTCTTGTGTCGTTGTAAAGTTAGCTTCAATATTCAACTCCTTTGATGTTTACGTTAATCTTAACAGGCTCATCTCCTGATGTCAAATCTAACTCGCTTCTTTCAACATAACCTCTTTTCTTTCCTTTAGTTTTTAAAAAGAATATTGTTGCTGAAGTATTACCATCTTTCATTTGTGCGTGTAATTGACTTTCTCCAAAATCAAGAGCAATGTTTTCAATATCTTTTACTGCCTTAGCAAACTCAGCGTCTTCTTTTAACCATTTGTAATAAGTAGAACGTGGTACCCCTGCTGATTTGCAAGCAACAGTAACAACGCCTAAACTACTTTCTAATGCTTTTAAAATACTTTCCTTTTTTATGTGTCCACTTTTGTCCATACTATATTCCTTTAAATGCTTTTAACGGATAGAAGATTAATGAGTTTCTGAACCCGTCTTCTGCTATTTGTTTTATTGGTGTTACTCCGTGTACGTTCTTCCAAGCAGGGTAAACTAACATTGAGTTATCTGCCTGTTCAAATGTAGCGTTGTAGTCAGGAACATTTAAACAACCGCCATTTGCGTTATTTCTTTTAGTTAGTATTGTGTTTACTGTTCCTACAATGTTTCCTGTATCTCTATGGAATGGCGCTGCAATATTGTGATTTGATATACTACTTGTATACATATTGCCAAATCGCCAATCTTTTTTAATGTCTTCAAATAATTCTGTTTGCTTTTTATGTATGTCAGGTGTTAACTCTTTAATTATTTGTTCAGCTTCTAAACAAGCACCCCACATTGCCTTTATAAATGTTTTAGCTTTCTTATCTCTGTGAACGGATGATATATTA